GATTGAAGAATTGAACGATGAACCAGTGGTCGAGTTATCAACAAATTATTTAGATACGGAACCTATACATGAACGTGAAATGGTTTACTTCAAACACAATGGTCTAGGCTTCGATACGATGTTAAAAGTAGTTAAAATAACTGAATCACATCCGTTGTTAAATTTACCAGTAGAGGTTGATTTTAGTAATAAGAAAACAGACATTATCAAGATACAACAAGCAATTAATAAAAGAATGAGAAATATGGATAAACAGATCAAGTCGGGTACTCTTGGAGGCTCGACTATTGTTATGCCTGATTTATATTCTGAAGAAGTAGGAGTGACGATACTTGGCAAATAACAATGAACAAAGAGTTGGCCACAGATATATGAGAGATAGAGTCGGAGAAACTTATTTCCCAATAACTCACATAGATGCACTTTTAGGTATTGAAGATATTGATTTAAATGAAGACGTCAATAAAATTAATTTACTAATTGAAAATCTTAATCAAACTATATCTAACCAACAAACAGTTATTAACGATTTAACAGATAGAGTAATTGTTAATGAAGGAAGCATAAAACAGATGAGAAAAGATATAGAAGAATTGAAAAATGAAATAAGAAAGGGTGAATAGTGTTTATGAAAAAATTAAACAAAAATCTGCCTTATCAATTAAATGGGAATTTTAGAAGAAATTTAGTTGAAAATTTTGATAGTTTAGATAAAGGTTATGCTGAATTGATTGATATGATGAAAAAACACCAATACGAAGACAAAGCAACACATACAACTAATCAAATAAAACATGAGAATGTAAATTTAAATGACAGTATAAACCAAATAAAAAAACAAATTATGAACGCTGTTATTGGAGAAAATGTAGATAGTAATATAGAAGTTAAAGATTCGAAAATAGGAATGGATGGAAAAGAATATAAAACTCTCCAAGAAAGGCTAAGTAAAGAGTTTGGTATGATTAACGAAAAATCTCAAACTTCTCTAGATACATCCACTCAACTAAAAGAGTCGTTTGAAAGTAGTGCTTTCTATAATGAAGTAACATACAAAAGAGGAAGGAAATTTGATACAGATTACTCTATAGTGTATATACCTCATAAAGATAAAAATGGAGATGTTATAAAATTAAAGCGTGGTACTAAAACAGATGATTTCAAAAATATAGACTTAACAACTGCTAGAGAATATTCAAACTATAAAAACGCAACATATGTAGCGAATGCCTCTATTTTTAGTAGTACACCAGATTTATTAGGTAGACAAATAGTTGATGGAAAAATAGTTTCAAATATAGAGGATGTTTATACTAGCGAACGTTGGACATTGACAATTGCTGAAGATAACAAATTAGATGCTTATCCTCCCAATGTCACTAGTGAAGAATTGCTAAAAAAGGGCGTAAAAAACGCTTTAACAGCTTTTGGACCAATTATACAAAATGGAAAAAATGTATATACCAAAGGAGAATATGCAGCAAATTCAGAAATTGATAATCCAAGGACAGTTATAGGTCAATTTAAAAATAAAGATATTATATTTTTTGTATGTGATGGTAGAACAAAAGGGAAAGATACTTATCAAAAAGGAATGAAACTTGATGAAGTAGTCGACACATTATTTTCAGAATATGGAGAATTAGAATTTGCATATAACTTGGACGGCGGGGGTTCTTCTTCCTCTGTATTAAGAAATAGAATGTTGAATACTCCTAAAGATAATAAGAATAAAGAGGATAGACGAGTTGCAGATTTTTTATATATTTCAAAAGATATAGAAACTAAAAGAGATCTTGATATCCAACAAGCTTATCAAGATATCGGAGAACTTAAAAAAGAAATAAACTTTTTGAACGGTTTAATTACAGGGTTAGATACCATAAATTATAAATGGTTATTTTTAAGTGGATTTGATAATTATACCGGATTGGTTGTGAATGATGACAATGGACAACCTAGAAAAAAACTTTATATAACACCTAATAATTTTGGTCTTTATGACTATACGACGAAAAGATATGATTTCTTATTTAGATATGATGAAGGTTTATACATTGATGGACGCTTAATGGCAAGAAACTTTACCAATCCTGAGCCAATAACAAATTGTGATACGGTTCAACGAGGTGGAACCTATCATGTTTCGAGAGATGCTAAAGGATCGCCTTATCCAAATCGTTCATCCGCAATATTAACACATTATAATGTAACATATAGAAGTTTCGACGAATCTGTAAGTGCTTTTCAAACAGCTGTACCATTTGCTGATAGTCCTAACTATAAAATGAAAAGAAGATCGTTCCATAAAGGTGTATGGTCCGATTGGTATGATGTATAAGGAGGGGTTAAATGTATAACAAAGAAGGACGTATACAATTAGAAACAACGGCACATATACAAAATAGATTAGATACTAATATACAATTTTATAATACCGATATAGGGACTGCCGACTTAGTTATCAATGTAACTAGAAACGGTAGTCCCTTATTAGTGAGTTCAGAAAATGCTGATGTGTTCTTAATATTAAAAAATGGTAAGAATTACATTGTAGATAATGTTGAACCAATTGACCCTATGAACGGGCGTTTGAAGTATACAATACCAAATGAGTTCTTAGGCTTAACTGGTAAAGTAAATGGTCAACTGTATATCGCAGTACATGGCAAAGAGGATATTGTTACAGAGGTAGAGTTTAGTTTTAAGATTGCTGATAGTTTAATCAACACAATACCTGCAGTCGATAAACTTAATGAAATACGTACATTCCAAGAGTTCAGAGAAAGTATTATGACGACCATTAACGAGATAAATGAAGCATTAGCTAATGGCAAAGATTATGTATCTCAAATGGAAGGTATTAAAGCTAGTAGTATTAAAGCGTTGAATGATAGAAGCACACAAGTAATAGAAGAAATCACAACATTGATTGGTTCTTCTAAACAAGAAATAAGTGAGTTAAAAGATAACGCAATAACTGAATTAGATGACAAAGGAAATCAAATTAAAAGTGATATCGAATCGTTAAATCAAGCTAACACAGATGATTGGCAAAAGCATAAACTTACAAATGAAGATGGTACCATCCCAATAAAGTCGAATATCGATTTTAACAAATTAGATAATTTCATAAATAAAACAAGTTATTTTTATGCAGGTTCTTCTATTAATCAACCTGAAAATGTTAATGCTAATGGTTATGTTACTGTTTATTTTAGAAATAATGGTTATGCAAAATTATACTATTCACCATATTCGAGTGATGAAATTTACACTAAGAGACGTATGGGGACAAATGGATGGTCTGAATGGAAAAATCTAACTGAAAAAACAAACACTTCAAACGAACTAAAAAATAATTTAAAAAGAGAATTTTTAGGTGAACTGAAAGAAAGTATTTATAATCTAAAAAATGGATATTATGAAGCTATTATACCTTCTGACCCAGATGAAGTAGACGCTCCTGTATTTCCGAATGGTGGCAGCTACGTAGCTAGTTTAGATGTGTTTGAGGGTGAAGAATCTAAAATAATTAGACTTGTTCAAAATGAAGTTAATAACGAGTTTTTGGTATCAATAACACCGGATAACGTTAAAGTTTGGAAGCAAAACTTTACTGTTGAAGATTTTAAAGATTCATTCCTAGATTTAGGGTGGACATCTTTTGAAACAAGAAATGGTGCTGAAAAACGTGGTGAAAATGATGAATATGAAATCAATAATGAATACCGAGTTTATAAAGAAAATGGGATTCAAAAAGTTACAGTTAGAATTAATTTAACCAACGTTACTGCAAATTCAGTAATTGGTTATTTACCAAAGGAATATGTTAAAAAGAGACGACATTTTTATTTAAGAACTCCAGTTTCTAAAAATCCGGCTATTTGTTATATAAATATCGACGGAAGTATTTCAGTTTATCTTAATATGAATGACCGTGATACTTGGACTCCAAATGATTATGTGGTAGGAGAATATGAATATATATTAAACTAGGAGTGATTTAATGGAAATAGTATATACTTTTGATGGGGCGCCAATAATTGTAAATGATATAAATAATCGCCCTGAAAACACAACATATATCAAACCACCTGATGGTTTATATGAACCAATAAAATTTGATGAAGAAACACAGGAATGGATAGGAACAGAAAGAGAAATTTGGTTAGAAAATTTAACTAAAGAACAATACACAGAAATTACAGGGGAAGGTTACCCAGAATAAATCACAAGGCGCTTACTTAGGTAGGCGTCTTTTTATATATAAATAACTTATAGAGAGTGGGTGTCATATGAATGAAAAAGAGGGATTGAAAATAGAAGGTGTCATTGCCAGTCTATGCCTATTTGGTCTAGGTCTTTTAACCAGTGAAAGAGGTATGTTTTGGATAGTGGAAAGTAGTGCAGTTGTTAAAGATTCCGATTTATATTTAGCTTTACATCAAGTTTTCCCATTAAGTATATGGGGTGTATTTTTC